TAAAAATTGTTGTCGTGTGCTTGACATACGGGTGGCCAAGGCCCTGGAAACGAACAGAAGCAAAATGCAGGCAGATATTGATGCCCAGGTGGCAGCAGCACGAACAGAGGCAGAGCAGTTGGCCAAAATGAGTGCTGATCAGAAAGCTCAATATGAGAGGGAGAAGAAAGATGGTGAATTGGCCAAAAGAGAGGCAGAGATCACCAAGAGAGAGCTCATGGCCACTGCAAAAGAGCAGTTGGTAGAGAAGGGGCTCCCGGCATCTTTGGCATCCATATTGAACTACACAAGTGCAGAGGAATGCAAGGCATCCATTGAAGCGGTGGAGAAAGCATTCCAGGAGCAGGTGGAGAAGGCTGTAGAGGATAAACTCAGAGGCGGCAAACCACCAAAGAAGGCTGAAGGAACAGCCAGCAACAATTTGGAAGAGCAAGTGCTCAAAGCCATGTTAGGAAAATAAAAAATCTAAGGAGGAAAAAAGAATATGGCACTCAATACTTTAGCAACAGCAACTATTTTTCAGAACACATTGGATCAGGTAGCAGTGCAGGAAGCACTCACCGGATGGATGGAAGCAAATGCAGGCCAGGTGATCTATAATGGCGGTGCAGAGGTAAAGATCCCTAAAATGTCTGTAGATGGCATGGGAGATTATGATCGTGATGCAGGTTATGCTCAGGGCGGTGTAACCCTCACCTATGAAACAAGAACAATGACACAGGACAGAGGCAGAAAATTCCAGCTTGATGCTATGGATGTAAACGAGAATAACTTTGTTACAACCGGAGCAACAGTGATGGGAGAATTTCAGAGAGAAAAGGTTGTGCCGGAGATTGATGCGTACAGATTATCTGCACTCATCCAGGTGGCAATCAATGCAAACAATGCAGAATATGGCTACACTCCTGCAAATGGCACTATGCTTGCAAAGATCAAGGCAGGCATCCAGGCAATCAGAGAAGCAGGCCACACCGGTGATTTGGTATGCCACATCACATATGAAGCTCTCACTCAGTTAGAGCTTGAAATGGCTGGCAAACTTCAGAGCATCACCTTCTCCAAGGGTGGAGTTGATACCACAGTACCTTCTATTGATGGCTGTGCACTCATTCCTACTCCTTCCAACAGAATGTACTCTGCAATCACCATCTATGATGGTAAGACAGAAGGACAGACAGCAGGCGGCTATGCAAAGGGTGCAACCGCATTGGATTGCAATTTCATCATCATGCCGAGATCTACTCCTATTGCAATCAGCAAGCAGGATAAGATGAAGATCTTCACTCCGGATCAGAACCAGGATGCAGATGCATGGAAGATGAACTACAGAAGATTCCATGATTGTTGGGTAAAAGACAACAAGCAGAGCTCTGTATATGCAAACATCAAGAATGCTAAGCCGGCAGCCTAACCAATGAGAGGATTTAAGGAGGAAGAGATATGCCAATAATGATTAGAGTCAACACTGAGAGAAATGTGCCGGCAGCCCAGGTTGAAAAATACAAGGCTGCCGGTTATGTTTTACTCAATCAGGGAAATTCACAGAATGGCCCACAAGAGCCTCAGAAAGAAGCGGGTGAGGAAAATATCACCGAAGAGAAGAAAGGGGCAGAAATGGGCACAGAGGAAGCTCAGGGAGGCCAATCTGAAGCTGAGAATGCACCTGAAAGCACACCGGAGAACACCGGTGAAGTATCAGAAGAGGATTTGAAGGCAATGAAGGTAGAGGAATTGAGAAAGATGGCAAAGGATGCAGGCATCCAGGGCTACAAGAACATGAACAAGGAAACACTCATTGCATTGATAATCAATCACTAACCCAATGAGAGGTGATGAAGGGTGACAGATTTAGAAATGCTCAAAAAGCTAACCGGGGAGAGTGATGATGAATTGCTCAACCTATTGCTTGAAATGTCACAAGAGAAGGTGCTTGCACTGACGAACAGAACAAAAGTGATCTATCCACTGAAGCCCGCCATCAGGGATTGGGCAGTAGTAGCCTATAACCGGATGGGAATGCAAGGAGAAACGAGCAGGAGTGAGGGTGGAATATCCTCCTCATTTGCAGAAATCCCCAAGGATATTGCAGACAGTATCAAAAAATACAGATTAGGAAGGATTGGTGGCCATGCGTATGAGAAAGAGCCTGGTGAAGGAGTACCACCTGAAGCGGAAGCTGACGAATAAGAACTCCGAGGGCGGCACAAAGGTAGCATATGCAGAGGCGGTGCCAATAAAGGCAACAATTTGGCCAGCGGGAGGCAGAGTGCAGGCTGAAATGTATGGAGAGAGGCTCTCGTACATCAAGAATATGGAGTATGAGGGCCAGGAAGCCATGCAGGAAGGTGATGGCATATGCGTATTTGTTGGCCCAGGGGAAGCTCCTGACTACAAAATCATTTCCATAAAGCCTGAATACACACCAAAGCTCATGGAATTGGAGAAGATCTGATGGCAGTGAACAATGTTGAAAGTCTGATGAGGAAATTCAACCAATTAGGATCCATGGAGCCGGTGGTATATAAGGCAGTAAAGAAGCAGGCAGAGGTTGTGAGGGCAGTGGCGGTGAAGCTGTGCCCGGTATATCAGCCAAAGGGAGAGCCTATTCCCGGAGTATCCTCCGGAGAACTGAGGGGCAGCATCCACACCAAAGTGGAGCAGGATGCCAAATCAACCATTGGATCTGTATATACCAACAAAAACTATGCTGCATATGTGGAATTTGGAACCGGACCGGTTGGCCAGGCCAACCATTTGGGCATTTCTCCACAAGTACCGGTGGCATATACCCAGGAAGGGTGGGTGTGGCCGGATAAAGAGGGAGGATTCCACTATACAGAAGGCCAGCCGGCACAGCCATTCATGTACCCGGCCCTGAAGAGTATGGAAAAGAGAGTAGTGAATGGAATAGCCGCTGATCTGCAAGCGGGAATCAGGAAAGTAGGTGGAAGTACATGATCAATGTGAAGGATCAAGTTTATGAAGCCATCCAGGGCATTTGTGAGAATGTGAGTGATGGATACCCACAAAATTGGGTAAAACTGCCAGCCATACAGTACACAGAAGAGGATAACTCAGTGGCAGAATGGTGTGATGGCAAAGAACAGAAGGCTCATTTGCTCTACAGAGTAGATATTTGGAACAATGACAGCACCACAGCAGCAACATTGGCAGTGGATGCAGCATTGGCACCATTGGGCCTGAGAAGAACAGCCTGCGGGGATGTAAGTGATCCAAGCGGGCTCAAACATAAGGTGATGCGATATGAAGGCATCATTGATGTGGATTCACAAATTGTATACCAATAAAATTATTTAGGAGGTAAATGCACATGTTAGCAAATGGTATTACATTAGGATACAAGGCAAAGGGCTCCGAGGAAGATTATCAGATCCTCACCGGCCTCAAAGAAGTGCCTGAAATTGGTGATGAGCCGGAGAAGGTGGAGAACACTGACCTGGCAGCAACAGTGAAGCAGTATGAATATGGAATTGGAGATGCAGGAGATCTCTCCTATTTGTTCAAGTATGAGAACAACTCCGCAACTTCTCCATACAGAGTGATGCGACAGCATGCAGCAGATAAGAGCGTACTCTCTTTCTGTGAAACTCTTCCGGATGGAACCAAATATGAATATGATGCCCAGGTATCTGTGAAGAGAACCGGCGGCGGTGTGAATGCAGTATTGGAATGGAACCTCAACATGGCTCTTCAGAGCTCTATCAGAGTGACGGATCCGGTAGCGGTCTAAGATTAAGGGGCAGCCAACAAACAAAAACCTAATAGGAGGATAAGAACATGGAACTTTTTGGAACAAAAAAAGATAAAGCAATGGAAGCATATGAAGAACCGGTATTTGCAGCAGAGGAAGAAGCAGAAGCAGATGCTCCGGCAGAGGAAACGAAACAGAGAACCCCATGGGCAACCTGGGAAGTGGCAGGAAAAGAGTACAAGCTCAAACTCCCCACAGCAGAGATCAAGGAATTGGAGAAGAAGTACAAAACCAACCTGATGAACATTATGGGAAGCGGTGAGGGCGGCATGCCGGCACTCTCTGTGATGCTTGATATTACTCAGGCAGCAATGAAGAAGTACCACCATGGTGTGAAGATTGCGGATGTGGATGCATTATTTGATAAGTACCTGGATGAAGGAGGCTCTCAGCTCTCATTCTATACATCCGTATACATGAGCATCTTTGTGGCAAGTGGTTTTTTCTCAACTTCTCTAGCGGATCAGATGCAGGATTCGTTGGAGGAAGCCAAGAATATCATGTAGAAAAAGAACCGGAAACAATAAGTGAAATTATAGATGGGCTATATCCTGATTTTTTGATTGCAGGGTATAGCCCTGATTTATTTTGGGAGTTGAGCCTGGGAGAGGTGGCAGATTGCATTGAGGCATATGAGAAGAAGCTGAGAAGAGAGCTGAAGCAGAGGGAGGCATCCATCAAGGATGAGGTGCATGCCCTATATGTGCAGGCAATACAGATTGGCAATGTGATTTCCCATATGTTTGATAAAAAGGTGCCTATACATCCATTGAGTGTGTATTATCCAGGGCTGATCAATCCGGTTGAAACAACAGAACTCACCGAGCAGGAAGAAGAGGGGGATAAGAATTCACTCAGCCTGGAGATGCAGCTCCACAAGGCAAGGATGGATGATTTTGCATTCAGGCACAACATGGCAATGAAGAAGCGAGGTGAAAGCGGTGGATGGAATGACACTGGAGAAGCTGCAAGTAATAATTGAGGCACAAACCCAGGCCTATTATAACGAGCTGAAGAAGGTGCAGAACCAAACGAGATCAGCAACAAATGCAGTGACAAAAACCACAGATAAAATCAAAGGTGCATTCAGCAAGGTTGGATTGGCCATTGCGGCTGCATTATCCGTTACCGCAATAGTGAGCTTTGGGAAAGCCTGCATAAACCTGGGATCAGACCTGGCAGAGGTTCAGAATGTGGTGGATGTGACCTTTGGGAGCATGTCAAGCACAATCAATGATTTTGCCCGGAATGCCATATCACAGTTTGGCCTAAGTGAAACGAGTGCAAAGAAATACACCTCAACCATGGGTGCAATGCTCAAATCAATGGGCTTCACAACAAGTGCTGCGGCTGATATGTCTATGGAAATGACCGGATTGGCAGCAGATATGGCATCATTCTACAACCTGGATTCAGAGGAAGCATTCAATAAGATCCGGGCCGGTATATCCGGAGAAACAGAGCCATTGAAGCAGTTGGGCATCAATATGAGTGTGGCCAATTTGGAGGCATATGCACTCAGCCAGGGCATAACAAAGGCATATAATGCCATGACACAGCAAGAGCAGGCAATGCTCAGATATAACTATTTGCTAACCGCAACAGCGGATGCACAAGGAGATTTTGCAAGAACATCAGACGGATGGGCAAACCAGGTGAGAGTGCTCACAGAGAGATTCAACTCCCTGAAGGCAGCAATAGGCCAGGGGCTCATTGCGGTGCTCACACCGGTGGTGAAGGTGCTCAATGAATTATTGGCCCGGATCCTAACAGTAACAGATGCATTCAGCAATATGATCTCCAAGATAACCGGAAACGGAAAAAAGACAACCACAACAGTGAGCTCCATAGGAGAATCTGCGACAAATGCAGGAGAAGGAATGGAAACAATGGCAGCGGGTGCAGGAAGTGCAGCCAAAGCATTGGCCGGCCTGGGCTCATTTGATGAGGTGCACACATTATCCGGAGGAGATTCCGGAGGCTCCGGTGGTTCCGGAGTAGACACAGCGGCAGCAGGCACATTGGAGGAGAGTGTAGTAGATGCAGCAACCTCCACGGAGGATTCCCTCAATCCGGTGCTGGATAAGCTGGCCACAAAGCTCAAAGAGCTCAAAGATATACTCCAATCAGGATTCAAAGCCGGATTGGGTGATGTGAACCTGGATGGAATTATCACAGCAGCAGAGGGAATAAAAACGAAACTCAAAGAGATTTTCACTGATGGGGAAGTAGTGGCAGCGGCCAATAATTGCCTGAACTCTATCACATATGCCTTTGGGCAGTATGTAGGAGCATTTGCAAGCATTGGCATCACGATTGGCACAAACCTCCTGGGTGGAATCAATCAATATCTGCAAGGGAATAGCCAAATCATCAAAGATTATTTGGTGAGCATGTTTGACCTAACAGCAGAATGGGCAACCATCTATGGAGATTTTGCCCAGGCAGCGGCAAATATCTTCTCTGTATTTGGAGGAGAGAATGCCCAAGGAGTAACAGCCAACCTGATTGGCATATTCACGAATACTGCAATGGCGGTGAGTGAATTGGCCGGCAAGGTGATGGTGGATGTAACAGATCTCATCACAAGGCCATTCATTGACAACCAGGAGGCATTTAAGGTGGCCATTGATGGCTATTTGGGAGTGCTGAATGAGTACCTTGCAAGTGTGAAGCAGGTGGT